GGCATTTGTCTAATTAACGACTCATAGTCATTAACTGTTACCGCCCTATTTTGAGCCGCAAAATTAAAACTAACAAAATTTCTAATTTCTTCAACGGTTGGTAATCCTGAACCACCAATAGCTGCAGTTACATTATTACATCTTAATGAGTTAACCACAGACGTATTCGTATCTTCAGAAGGACCATTAACAAAAAATGACACATTACCTATTTGGTTAATAACATTAACCCCTAAATTGGTTGCCAATCCACCACCAACTCTATATTGTACGAATATCGTACTATTAGGTTTTAAAGCACTACCCAAAGAAAAATTATTTAAATAAGATTGCATCGGTTGTACATTAATACCATTTCTTGCAAATTCTCTTAACTGTTCATCCGCAGAAACATTACCACCACCAAAGGTCATCTTTAAGTAACCCTCAGGAGTATATTCAGTGATAAATCTATTATTAGTTGTAATATATTTACCAACCTTTAAACCCGGTCTATCCGATGGTTTTGTAGGGTCTTCAATGAACACTCTATCTTCCGCTAGTGCACTAACCTCATACCATTTACCATTGTCAGTTAAAAACTCCTGAGCTGTTGGAACGTTAGCATAAGTTGTACCGTCTTTTTGTATTACCGCAGTAACACCCAAAACATTTTTTTCAGGTAAGAACAACTCAAAAAATGGTCTAACATCATTAGGTGTTATTGATTGTTTAAACACCCTTGTAATACCATTAACCACCAACTCTCTTTTAGTAATTGTATAGTTAATTAAAATATTATTACCATTAAAATTAGGTATTTTTAATCTATTCGGTTCTCCTTGAGCATTATATGGTGAGTTAAAATCAATATCATTTATGGTTTCAAAAATTTGTCCCGTACCAACAACCTGACTTCCTCTTCTTAAAACACCCTCATATCTTTCATCATCTTTATCCCCATTAGCAGGAACAGTAATAGAAAAATCTACTAATGCGACTGAAGGTCTTTGACCCGGAAGTTTTAATCCGTAAGTTCTCGCAATATTAAAAATAGATGATTTTTGTTGAGCATATTGTAATACTGTTTCCTGAATACTTCTATCAATATGATAATGTAGATTATCCGATATGGCGGCATTTAAATCTAATAAAACCGAAAAAACCGACGCATCATTAAAATTGTCAATTAAATCAGGATAATAAATTTTTGTAAAATTTATAAGTTCCGTTCTTAACGCTTGGAAATCCCTTACGGTGTAAGATATTCTTTTTTCTGCCATATAATATTAAATATTAAGTATTACGAAATCTTTAGAACCAAAGACATCATCTGTTATCGCATAATCAATTCTGACTTTTGCCGTATATTCCGAAATTGATTTACTCGGCATTGCATATTGTTGTTTATTTATAATATTCCCTGTTGTTGTTACAACATTCACTTCCTCTTCATCAGATGCTGCCTTTATAGATATATTAGTTATTTTAAGTTGTGGCATGTATTTTTCACAAGCCTCTCTAATATCAGATTCAATGTTGTTAAAAGTAGGACTATCCATTGGTTCAAATATATACTCATACAATCTTGTCCCAAAATCAGGTAAAAAATATCTTGACCCTCTTCTCGTTAATAATAAATGTATTAAATCAGTTCTTATTTCATCATTTGCAGTTTCAGTAAGTTTTAAATACTTACCCTCTGTTGAAATATTAAAAGGAAACGCAATACCGTATGTTTTACCATTAGCCATAACAATAAATATTATGTATTAGTTTTTTTTATATTAGTGACACCTTTTTCATGTCTAGGTTCATAAGGACAGTTTAAACATTTGTTTCCGCAGCAATGTCCTCTATTTAAATGATAGTCCTCAGTAAAAACTAATAAACCCCTTTCATTAAAATAATAATAAGAAGGGAGAAGTTTAGGATGTTTCTTTTCGTTTTCTTTCAATTTGTATTTTTTTTAATACTGGTGATAATTGTATAAATTCTTCATACGTAAATCTATCAGATTTTAACCTATTACATTCCCAACAACAAGTAACCACATTATCTTTTGTATAACCCAAATCGTTATTTTTTCTATCTAACTGATGTGCGCGACTATTTGTTTTTCCCCATACTCTTGAATATTCTTCATAGTTTAAATTTTCTCCGCAATAATGACAATTTCTATTTTGGATAATTTCAAGGAATTCTTCAAACGTTAATTCAACCGAGGTCGCTCTTCTTTTATGTAATTTTAATTCATTATAAATGTACTTATACGGTTCTTTTAACTGTGTACATCTCATACATTTACCAGAATGTGTTTTTAATGATGACGATTGTATACTTAGTTCCTTTCCGCATCCACAGCATTCAAAAATATAATTATAATATCTGTTTTTTCCTTTATAAATTCTTTCTTTTCTAATTGCGTTTTCTTTTAATAACATTATAGGTGTTTTATTATAAATATCACCAATAATAGAAAAGGTCGGAATAGTCCGACCTTTTTTAATTTTATTTAATTTAAGTTATTTAATTTCGCAAGAGTTTCCAGAACACGCTAATTCACCACTTAAATCAGTTTCATCACTTAGTTCAACAACTTTACTTAAATCAATTGAATGTAATTTAGAATACAATCTTTCAAATTCTTCTTTAGTACAATCAGTAAAGGGGGCTTGGACATAAGACCCATTATCAAATGGTAATACCGATAAGCCATTGTAGTATGATTTGTTTTCCCACATCCACTCACCTACTAATTCCCAATCTTCGGGTTTCAAGCTTACTGTTGCAGATACGTTGTGAGTATTTGAACCATTCCTGTGTCCCGGTCTAACCCACTCTTGAGTTATCTTTTTAATTCTTTCAAGTAGTTGGAATGGGCTTTCGGTTCTTAAGATAGACCCTTCCGGTGCCTTTTGTGGTACTGAAATAACCGCAGTATCGTGAGGTCTAAAAAATTCGTCCTCAATTAATTCTGGATGGTTTTGAACTAAATAATTATATATCGCTTCATTTTTACCAACACGAATTCTTCTAATGTAATAATCGTTATGCCAAGCGTGAATACCACTTGATGTTCCTAATGTCAATGATGTTGTTCCTGCAGGTTTAACTGTTGTTGTTCTTGCTGATTTGTTAATCTCAATAAGGTCCGCAACTCTTGAGTTTTCTTCTTTAACAATCTCAGCAGCTTCTTTCATATTATATCCAAGTACCACACCTGAACCAATACCTGTCATAGATACACCAATAAGAGCATCCTTTTCTGTTGTTCTTTTCCAAACATCACGAAGATAATGGAAGTCAGTATAACCGGCTTGTAATGTTCCGATGAACGCCGCCGCTTTAACACGGTTGTTCAAATCTTCTTGTGATTCTATGTCAGATACATTTACCTCACACAAATTACAGAATTGATTTGGACGAAGTGCAATCTCACAACAAGGATTAGTACCCCAATCTTTATCATTTGTGAAATAAATTCCTGGTTCTCCAGCACCTGAAGCTTCAACTCTTTTCCATAAGTCCATGAAGAACTCTTTGGTGATTTTGTGTCTTACAAGTGCTGCTGAGTTGTTCGCTCTTCCTCTTTGTGGGTTATTCTCCCACCATGAGCCTGACTTACATGAAATCATTTCATGGTCATCAGCACTGAATAGGGAGATGAGAGCCGCTCTCCGGATGCCTCCGCTCAGTACTGCATCAGCAATATGACAAATCATATCATGTACCTCTATCGTTGATAACTTTTCTCCGTCATTTTTAGCATCCAATATTCCTTGTATTTTGTGAATACAATCTTTAAGGGGTTGAGGACCCGGTGCTTTTCCTCCTGAGGTAATCAATCTCGCACCTTTTGGTCGGATATCCGAATAATCAAAATCAGGAGTTGATAATTGTTCTCCGAAATAAGATTTGAACAATACTTTAATTGCGTCAGCCCATCCTTCAATAGAATCACCAATTAAGAATCTTCTTTTTCTGTTTGAGTTTGGTTTTCTGATTTCAGGTAATTTATCAACATGATGTTTTTGTACTGAGTACCCAACACCTGTTCCACCTAAAAGTAAGAACATGGCTTCCGCAAATGCATCCAAATGGTCAATAGGTAAGTAAGCACAATTGTAAATTCTGTTTGGAGAAATTTCAATTGGTTTTCCACCGAATTGCATTGACCTCATTGAGGGTAATACTTTTTTATCATATACATACTTGTATACCTCAACAATCTCACTTTCAAGTTTTGGGTATTTTTTAATATGCATATTCATGTTTCTGGTTACTAATTCTTCCCACGTTTCTCTTCTATCAAGTTCGGGTAAAAATTTGGCGTATTTCATATACACCGTAATGTCAGACAATATCTTCTGAGATGCGTCCATTTTATTCATTTTTCGTTTTTAGTTTATTTGTTTTGTGATTCTCTTTGTTTTCTCTTCTCCAATAACTCTTTAACTCTGTTCTTTTGTTGTTCTTCCTTGTTTTCTTCAAACCCTAAGAATGTTACAGAACTTTCGGTATCTATCACCAATAGTTCGTTATCAAATTTACAGTTCTCAAAGACGATTCCATCGGAGCCAATACGAGATTTTGTGATAGCAATTGTAGCCAATTTCATTTCTTTCTGTTGTAAACTTTTTGCCACAGAAATAATAACGTGTCCAACTTGCGCCTTTTTAATGGAGCCACCCATTTGGTCGGTGGTAACGACCTCAGAAGATATCGAACTTCTGTTACCCTGTGTTGCAGTCCAACCTGCTAGATTAAGTTCGTGACACATGGACTCAAACCCTCTCATAACTGAACCTTCACTTTTCCACTCATCACCAAGATTCTTATCGGGGACAACACAATCAATATAATCCAAAAGAACCATATCAATTTTATTACCCTCAGCAATCATCTTTCTGATTTGACCTTTAATTTGCAACATTGTCATTGTGTCGGATGGTAATTTCTTAAGTACTAACTTATTTGGCATCGTCTCCTTAATCTCAACAATTTTTTTCATCACCTCTTCCTTTTGATTCGCCAACTCATCAGGTGATATACCTGTCCACAATGTAAAATGTTTTCTTTGTATAATCTTTGGGTTATCCTCAAAAAATATTTGAAGAACATTATACCCAAGATTAAATGCGTGGTTAGCAATCTTTGTAAGTAATGTTGATTTACCTACTCCCGTTGGGGCTAATACCACACCTATCTCCCCTTTCGCCAAACCACCTTTAAGTAGTTTGTCTATAGAAGGTATCCCCATCGGAATTGGATGTCTAAAATCGTCGTTTAATACGTCGTCAAGGTTGTGGAACACATCCTCAGTTCCCTTATCAACCTCACCCACTTGTAATGCCTCCCTAACCATTTCTTCCAACGTGTCGTAATTCTCAAATTCTCCTCCGTCAATAATCTTTTGAGCCTTTGTCATTACCTTCTGTAACTCTTGTTGTTTACAGAATTTTAATGCTTTTTCCTGAACAAATGTCACACCTTCAAATGGTGCATCTTTCACTTGCTTGATTGTATCTAAAACAATCTTTGCCGCAAGTTCTTGTGAAATTTCTGACTTAGCGATTTGTTCCAAAGTGTCAAAAGATGGTGTTGACTCGTACTTCACGTAATACTCTTTAACCATCTGAATGATAATCTTGAAGTACTTATTCTCAAAGTAATTTAACTCAATAACATCAATTA